GTTGACTGCGGTCTGCAGCTGCAGGGAGACGGATTCGTTACCGTTCCAGTCAATACCAAAGTCCAGCCAGGCATCAAAAATCGCTTTCGCCTTATACAGTGTGTTAACGCGCTTTTTGAGCGAGTTAAAATGTTCCTCCAGCGATTTTCCACCAAACCCCTTCAGATAATAACTTCCATCCTCATCAGTAAATTCAAGCGCCCGGTTCTGCGCATCCGTCAGGCGGCGAATATGCGGCGCACGGTCGCGCTGGTAGTTCTCCCTGATCCCCTTTATCGACTCCTGAACTGATTTATCAAGACCGGGGATAAACACCTCCCCAAAGGCATCCTGAAAGGAAATCAGACGCCCGTTGAAATCGTACTGGTGGGATAGCTCTACATCGTCGGTATTAACAATCGAAGACTCGATGGCTCTAATTTTTTGCGCTACTGAGAAAGCTCCAAGACCAGTAATGTACAAATCACCAAGTTCATCTATAAAAGCTGGGACGTTAGCATTTTTGTCCGTGAACTCATGCAGATTAGCAGCGCGGTCTTTATGGATCAGCGCATCGAGCTTTCTGAACTTTTCCTGAACTGAAACAGGGCCGAGACTCGCTATAAAGAGCTCACCAAATTCATCGAGAAGAAGGTAAACATTACCCTCCTCATCATAGGCGCTCTGTAGGATATCAACTGAATCATAATTAATTAACAGCTTAACTTGCTCAATAGCCTGCTGAGATGGCATCTGGCGCCCGGTCGGCTCCAGAGTCCCTCCGTTATTAATGACTTCAATTGCCAGCGCGCTATCATCAGGGCTACGGTAATACGTAGTAGAACCCACCGGGATATTCGCTATGTCTGCCTGAGCATCAGCCAGCGTCATATACTGCCGACTGAGAGGGATCAGGTTCTGCCGCGTTTCTTCGACAACTTTATCCCCTTCCGCCTTCATTCCATCTACGGTGTAGTGCTCACCGCCGAGGCGATCTGTGTATGTCAGCTCTGTACTGGTGACAACCTTATCCAGCATGGCGCCGGCATAAACTGCGTCCCGGATATCCGTGCTCGGAACAGCGTTATCTGTGGGAGTTGGTAACGGTACTTCTGCCATTGTGCATGTCGCCCTATAAAAGGCGCACGAAGCCCTCAGAAGTGAATCTGATGGTGTGCGCGAAGGTTGGTAATTACTGCTGTGTGTTACGGATAAATCGAGTCTGAATACTCAGTGAGTGAGAGGGTTTGAGTATCGTCACCGTTTGGTTTTGCGCTATCGACGCGCCAGATTGTGGAGTTGAGTTCCGAGTCGGTAGCGATGAAATACCGGCTGGGGTTTTGCACCGTGCTGCGGTCATAAATGTTCAGATCGAAGGTATCGGCTGCAGCCTGGAATGCTTTGGGCTTGCCACTTACCGGATAAGCTCGCCAGCGCCCGCGGTAATTTCCGAGGCTGTCGGTCATCACCACCCACATATCGCCGAGGGAAAAGTCGATACGCTCAGAGGTCGAGAACACATCCCCGGATCGCCCTGTGATGTAGCCGGTCTGCTGCGCGTTGTCGTACATGTCCGGACACTGAACCACCGTACCGCGCACGACCTGGGTCTCTTCGAGCACTTTCACCGTCATGGTCAGGCGTGAGTAGAGGATTTTCCTCGCCTCAAGCCAGGCCCGATCGGTTGCCTGAGTGGCGTTGCGGCAGCCATCCAGGCTGATCTGCATCGCGTTAACAGTGGCATCCTCAACCTCAGTGATGCCGCTGCTGTCGATCTGCAGATAGATGTACGCCTTCTTGTTCGTCAGCGGGTCGACGTAATCCAGCGCCACGCCGTCGTAACCACCGGGGAGAGACATTTGCCATGCCACTTTGTACTCGTCCCAGAACATGTTTGAGCGCGCAAAAACCGCATCCGGGGTTGTCACTTTCTCATCACGCCAGAACGTCAGCACATCGCCGATGTTATTGCCGTCAACGCGGGCCACATTGGCGATCGTCGCTATGCGCTCACCCAGCGGCTGCTTCTCATCCGAGAAGGTGTAATCGAAATACCCAAGCGCCTCATCCGGCAGCGAATCGGCAATGGCATACAGAGCCGCGACGTCAATACTGGCCACGTCCTGCTTACTCACAACCACCCATTCGTGAAGGATGGCATCGGCAAACGAGCGACTAGGCCGCAGCGTGTAATCGACCGCGCCGGTCGTCCTGTCGTAGCTGATGGTATGCCGCTGCGCCAGCATGTTGTACTTCTGCTCGCGGTTTGAGTTGCTGTCGTTCGACCCCTTAATCGTGATGCGGGCTATTGTGTCTTCCGGATACACGACGTTTTCGCGCACGTTCACCGCATGGATCGCCATCAGTGTCACTACGTTGGCGTCATTGCTGTTGTCGAGGCGCTCGATGGTCACCGCATAGCGCCCCGCCCCGGCTGCCGGGACAAACTTGTGCGTTGTGCGGAAATACCGGGTCGTCACCTGGAAGTCGTTATCGAAGAAATAATCGTGCTGCTCTGACGTACCTGGCACCTGATTGTTGTCGTCATCGACCTGCCAGAACTTGATCCGGTATTGCGTTGTGCCGGCCGTCGCGCCGAGCTGAACCAGCACATGCACCCATACCTGCGTCGAAACTATCGGCGACACTGACGGTCCGATAACCAGAGGGGTCTGGTCATTCAGCGTGAACAGTGTCGGGTTGATGACCGCATTGCCCGGAAGAGATGTAATCTCTCCGGAGAGCTCGCCAATATAGAACGTCGTGTAAGAAAGCGTATCGTCGCCGATAAAGCTCTCAGAGGAGATGATATTCCCGGCGCCGGTGACGTTCCGTGTGACGCTTGTGCCACCGTCGTTCCAGGTGGCGTTGATGACGAATGACACAGGATGCGGTACCGCCAGCGCAGCGAAGTAAGCAAAATTGTCATCGTTCGACAGCACAATGGCTTTGAGCTGATTGCTCTCGATCGCCACCGATGTCGGCGCCGTCGTGGTAGCTGTCTGGGCCGGGAAGTCCTGGCTTTCATTCAGGCCGGGGACTGTCTCGTTATCGACGTCGTCGAACTGATACCCCACCTCAATCGTGCCGATCACGTCACCCGGGTTATAAATCGCAGAACTGGCTCCCGCCAGGCTGCCGAGGTTCGATTCCGAGTAGCGGATCGAGGAAATGGTGTACCGGCCGTAACCGACTTCGAACCACTCCGTAAGCTGTTTGTTATTGTCGACGAACTCAAACAGCGCTTCCTGAATCAGGTCAGGAAAGACGCGGCACTGGCCGTAAATGTTAGGGCGCCCCTTGTAGAGTCGCGCGCGGTTCGTCTGGCCGGTCAGGTCATTATTGGGGGATTCGCCTGTCGCCACCGATACTGACGCGCTGGGCTTATTAGAAAGGCCGAACACCTTCAGCGCGCCGGAGAGGATTTTCGTGACCGGACGCAATATCGTGGTGATTAGCTTCCCTACTCCACCCTCTGGCTGGTCGAATACGGCCACGACGTCGCCAGATCGCAGTGGCCGGCTGATATCGTAATCGTCCGGCAGCTCTCTGCCATTCAGTTTCACGATAACATCGCGGTGCAGCTGCAGAGAATCCAGCAGGCTCACCAGTGTGGTGCCGGCATCTACCGCCCCTCGCTGCAGCGGCGCGCCAGGCAACCTCTGTAACTCATATCGAACCATGGATCATGTACTCCACGCGGCTGTAAACCTTCAGTAATGCCAGCGGGCTATCGCAGCGCACAAAACCAAACTCCCCGCGGGCGTGCAGGCATTTCACCGGGCTGATCATCACACCGATATGCGCCGGCACATCACCGCGGTAAAAAACGGCGATGCAGCCGGTGACCGCCACAGGAACACGCCGCCAGTGGTAGTGTTCCTGTTCGTAGCAGGTGATGAAATCCGCTCCCGATTCGTAACCGGCGATATGGTGCAGTTCCAGGCCGAGCACATTCCGGTAATAGAGAACCACCAGGCCCCAGCAGTCCATCTGCTCAAAACTGCAGGCGCGGTTAGCCCATGGCTTGCCGTTAACAAGCCCGATAAAGTCGCTCTGTGTCATACGGTGATTAGCCCGGGATAGTCTTTCGTGGTGTAAATGATGGAATTGGCCAGCGTCAGCGGATTGGTCTTGCCAGCGGTCACGGTGACGTTGCTGGCATCGGCTGAAATGTCGTTCACGTAAAGCGTCCAGTCTTTCAGGGATGATGCATCGCCAATCGCGTTCCACTGCTGATACAGGCACTTAATCGGCGTCATACGCGCCGCCCCGCGCCAGCTTTTCAGTGTCTGCCGGACATGCTCCGTCGCGGCGACAAAGGTGATCGTCATGGATATCACTGCCGTTCCGTCCTGTGCCGGCTCGGTCACGCTGAACCGCGCAGGCTCGAATGAGTTTCCGCCGAACGTCGCCGGGCGAAACAGGTTATTGACCACCCGGTAATAACCAAACGCAGGGTGATAAAACTCCACCGTCTGTTTGATGTCGCTAGCCGGCCTGCGCTCCTTCCATTCTCTCAATGTCGGCATCAGTCTGCCCTCGGCATCACTTCAGTGATCAGGTAATCCAGCCAGTATCCATATCCAGGCTGGGCCTCAACAATCCAGTCGTCATAGTCCTCGGTAATGTCATCGAGCCCGTTGCTGATAACCGTTGCGCTCCAGGTGACAATGTTGCCGTTTTTGCTGGTCTGCACCGGCATGTCGACGAAATGCAGCGTCTGCTGCTGAACGCCCTGCGTATCGCCCAGGTCGATCGGCATCTGGAACCAGTTGCGCCCGCGGTCGCAGTAGGTTGGCGAGCGAAGCCACGACTTAAACCGCTCGGCCTGGGCAAGCGTGAATATCCACTGCAGCGTCCATGTCGCCTTAAGGTCTGTGGTGATCGGTGTGATTATCAGGGGACCAACTGCCGTCTGCGTCGTCTGCCAGGCTGTATCCTGCGTCATGTTCTGATCGGCGCGCTGGGGCAGCGGCAGGAACGGAGGGTATTGAACTGTTGCCACGTTTCCTCCGGGCATTAAAAAACCCGCCGGAGCGGGTTTGGTTTAGTTATTCAATTGCCTGCGGAGACTTAGGAGCATCTTCGATTATAATGTCGAATTTTTTGATATCCCCATCCTGAGGCGTAATCTTAAATTCAGAGTTAGCCGGGATGATCCCCTCCACAACACTCCCGTTAACCATTTCCAGACGGAATTTTACCGGTCTGTTTTGGCGGAAAATGGTAGTCTTGCCTATCTCCATACCCCTACTGAAACTTTCTCCAGGCCCATAGATATTATCTTTTCCCATCAAAACGCTCCATTTGCTTTACGAGATAACCCAAGCGTCGATTGTAGCGTGCTGATGTAAGGCCCATTGCGTTCCGCATCAGAAATCATGAATTCCAGCACATAATTACCGTCATTCTGAGTGGCCCCCATGTATTGCGGCTCAGCATTGGACGCTTGATTGTTGATGACTACCTGAACATTCAACCCGCCGCCGCCCTGCATATCCTTATTGCTGATGACCTTCCCGTTATCGCCGGGGATCATGTACTGCTTGCCGGTGCTGGCCTGGTAAATCTCTGGTTTGCCTTTCTCGCCGACTTGGTACAGGCCGCCGGCTGATACCGGTCCGCCGTTGTAGCGAGCGCCGGCTATTGAAAGGGCCTGCGCCATGCCAACTGTTGAAGCTATTCCTGCCTGAGCGGGGATAGCGTTCGCGCCAGCCGTGGCAAGGGAGGTCATTGCAGCAGCCGGAGCCATGGATGCGGCTATTAGTTGCCCTTGCGCAATAGCCATTCCAGAAGCGGCGGTCATTCCAGCCTGCCCCATAATTACAGACTTCAACCACTCAACTCCCATCTGGACAAAGGAGTTGATAACGCTGTTTAGGACAGTTGATCCGAGTGAGCTCATGGCTTCGCTGACAGACATACTGCCAGTGAGTATGCCAGTGAGGGCATTAGAGGCGTTTCCTGCAAATGAATCAAATGCCGCAGCAGCTACCTCATATCCTGCGTTTTGTTGCCTCCATATCTCCCACTGCGCCGCTATGCGCTGTTGTTCGTACTGAGTGTTAGCGGCATTCATCAGTTCAAGACCGCGCTGGGTTATCTGCCCCTTCTGCGTTTCGAACTGCTGGATGAGAGCCAACTCCTGAGCATGCTGATTAGCCAGCTGTTGGACAGGGTCAATCTGCCCCCGAGCTTCCTGCATGGGGCTTACAGTTTGCTGAGCGCGTATCTTAGCCAGATTAACCTGGTGCTGAGCCTCCAGTTGCTCACTGGTCTGATTGTACTGCTGCTGAGTGATTTTTTTGGCGGCCAGTGCAGTTTGCAGATCTTTAACATCCTGCTGGTAAGACGCATTCTCTCTGGCTTCAGGGAGCAGTTTTTCTGCCGCAGCCTGGGCTTTGAGGGCATTAGCCGTATCCCATATTTCTCCACGGTATTTACCGGCAAGAGCAATTTGCTCTTGGGTGGCTCCCTTACCTAGTGATTGCTGAGCCTGTAATACTGCCTGCTCCCGGCTTAACTCCTGCGTTGAGCCAGCAGCGAGTTCTGATTGCTGCTTCAAGTTGGCTAGTTTTTGGGCTACTGATTCCTGCTGGTTAGCAAGTTTCTTAGCCTCAGATTCCGCTTCCTTGGTGGCCTTTTTGTTATTTTGCTGCGCTTGTTGAGCATCGAATTCAGCTGCTGCTCTGTCACGAGCAAGGTTAACATCCGCCTCTGATCCACCGAGTTTCCTAATGTCCTGCTCAGCCCTTAATTGCGCTCGCTTCCTGTCATTAAGCTCGCTCTGAAGTGTTACCTGATCCTGTAGCTTATCCAGATACTCCTGAACATCTTTCGGGCGTTCAACCATGAGGCTGCTGGAGTTGAATTTATCTTTTGCCTTGGCCGCAAAATTAATCATATCTCCCAACTTGCTCATCATGCCGGCAGCAATTCCCGCTTCCTGCCCATCCCTGCGCAGCAAATCGATACCTTGCTTCATCGTTCCGTTTAGCGTAGCGCGACCAATGTTAATAGCGTTTTGGGTCTGGCTTAGCCTGTTCTGAGCTTTCTCTAACTCAAGAGTTGCTATGGCAAGGTTATCTTGTGCGCCACCAAGCGCCTCGGCAGCCTGCCGCCCTCTCGTTGTATTCGTACCCCAGTTTGCAATTTCTCTTTGCTGGCGCTGGACCGCAGATGTCGCGTCATTGAATTCCTTTTGTGCGTCAGATACCGCGTCACTCAATTCAGGAAGACTCTGACTCAATTTCCCTATCGTCGCCGCCAACTCTGTATGCGACATCGTTTGGAATTTGGAACTCAGTTCGTTAACGCTATCGGCAAGAGCATTAGCATCATTCCTCGCTTCTTTTGCACGCTGAGAGAAGTAGAGAATTGCACTTGCAGCAAGCATCGCCGCACCTGCAGGACCACCAATTAACCCAAGTGCTCTGGTAGCCAGGCTTGCGCCAGATGAAAGAGCCAATTGAGCAGCCCTGTTTGCCGCTAATGCACGGTTATAATTATCAACTGCACCGGCTGCCGCAATTCTGGCAACTGACAAGCGCTGCTCAGCTGCCGCGGCGTTGGTTTCGCTGATAGCAGTTAGTCGCATCATTTCTGCGAGCCTTATCTCATCTAAGGCCCGTTCTTTTGCGACCGCCGCAGCCCTGAGGTCTGCCGCTGCCTTATTCGCGGCAGCCTGAGCTGCTAATGATTCTTCTGCTGAAAGCGTGCGTGATGCGGCAGCTGCTTTGATTTTAGCCGCAGTAGCCATAGTTAAGGCGCCGACGTACCGACTCCCAAGAATAGCCGCGACGCCTGTCAGCAAAGCGCTCAGGCCGCCGATATTTTCACTGATAGTAACGACCGCATCACTGAAAATTGCCGCACCGGTTTTTACGGTAGAGTTTTCGCCGAAAAACTTAGTGATGTTATTGCCCGCAACCTGAAGAGCCTGGCTGATAGTCGTAGTGGTGTTGGCAAATTCAGCACCGATTACACTCCCCTGGGAAAGCAGACCGTTAACCACAACATCTGTCGTTAGCTTGCCCTGTGCCGCCATGTTGCGCATCTGGCCGATACTGACCCCCATAGAGTCAGCAAGAGCGACAATAAGACGGTTACCCTGTTCGTTTACAGAGTTGAATTCCTCACCGCGTAAAGCTCCAGAAGCAAGGCCCTGCGACAACTGAATAATCGCGTTCTCGGCCTCTTGTGCCGTGGCACCTGATACAACGAACCCTTGGTTTATGATTGTGGTTAACTTCGCCAGATCATCTGCGCTGGTTCCGTATTGCCGGGTGGCCCTCTCTAAACGCGCATATAGGGATGCTGTTGCATCCAGGCTGCTTCGGGTTTGCTGCGTGATGTTGAAAACACGCTCAGTTACATCAGCAAGTTGTTCAGACGGGCGAAGAGAGTTGGATAATTTGTTATTAACCGTGGCCCATGCGTCAGCATATTCAGCCACCTGCTGGACAGAAAGAGCTGCGGTAAGTGCAACCGCAACACGGGACAAGCTCGACATCGAACGCTCTGTGGTATCAATGGAGCGTGATGTTTTATCAAATCCCCGTTCCATCAGATCAAGGCGCTGGTTAACGCGCTGCTGAGCGGTAAGTAGCCCGCGCACATCCATTTCAATGTCGTAATAAATACCGCCAGCGTTCTCAGCCATTTCCTTTTCTCCGGGCAATAAAAAACCCCGCCGGAGCGAGGTTGGTTAATTCAATCCATAATTAAATCAATCTTCTCCTAAGCGCACTGCTGAGCATGGAGTAAAACTGTGTGCATCTGAAATATATCCACTGACCTTTTGAGGGTTGTATGCAACTCTCATTGAACCACCATTGAAGGTTATAGAATACTCTCCATTTTTAAATGATGCCCTTTCACCCTGGTAATACGATTCTCCAATCATAACAAGCGGTTTATAGCCAGTTGAAAACCCTACACTACCAGCCCATCCACATTCAAGAAGCATGAAAAGATGAGTCTCCTTGAGGAAAAATTTATGTGCCTCTTTACCGCCCCACGGAATGGATGCAATTCGTTTCATTTGCTCTTTGACGTCTGATTTTGTTCTATCTAGGCCATCTTTAGCGACATCAACTGAGCATTTATCCCACTGCTCGGTGGTTTTTTTTATTCGGTCAGATATCGCAAAGTTAGATTTGTCCTGGCTAGCGGCAAATACCTTTGTTTTATCATCAATGAAAATCATACCATCTTTCTTTTCAGTCAGTGGTGGGCTTACTACATAAGAGCCTCCTGGCCTATATGCTGTAAAAGATTTTCCGTTGAATATCACATTTGCGCTGCCTTTAGTGAGAAGAGTTGGAGGTGAAGAAAAATCCCCGACTGCATACTCACAAACAAGATTTTCATTAGCCACAGCCACGCCTGAGGCCATCAAAAGACTAAGCGCAATAAAACCCCTCATATCCCTATCCCCACTGGTTAGTTTTGGACAGATTAGCAGGGATAGGAGAGAACGACAAAAGTGCTCCATCTTGGCTTAAAAAGCGCTAAGCAATGCCGGGCAAGTACAACTGAACTTCATCGGCAGCACGATCACGCGCGGCATGGAGTAATCGCTTACGTCCGCCGACTCCCCATTTCGCCATCTGGCTAGCACACTGGCTAATCGCTTTGGTTTCAGTGTTGATGATATGATCGATTTTGTTCAGGCGGGACATTGCTCCAATGCCCATACGTACAACCGTCCGAAATACCTCATACACCTCGATTTCGAACTCGGGCTTAATCCATGCTGCATAGCGAATGGCAAGCAGCTCCACTCCCCAGACACCAGGCTCATCCCCACCTTTAACTACCTTAAGTGGTTGAATTTGTTCCAAAGCACTTTTTTGGGCTTTGGACTGCAATGCTTTGATGAATCTTTTAACCTGAGCGCTGCGGAGGAATTTACTGGGCCTCTGCGACTCAGTTGCCTCCCCTTTTGCTACTGCCGCAGCATGAAGATCGTTGAAGTTATAGCGACCATCGCCATCGACACGAACGGAGACGCCGTTCACTGATACGGTTGGATATTTCATCGTATTTACCTTTCTGTGGTGCGAGCCTGTTCGCGTAGACATGGGCAGCCAAGAGCGGAACGATGAAATCCACCGCCCAGTCTCAGACTCACACTACGGAAAGCTCTTGCTGAAAGAAGCGCACGCGAATGCGCGATTTGTTGCGGGTATAAAAAAGCCCCGGGCTATGCCGAGGCTGGTTTATTTGGTTTTACGGGCTTGTTCCTGCTCCATCATCGCCTGCCAGCGGCGATCATCTTCACTCATTACGGAGTCAAACTCCTCTCTGGTGAAGCCCTTTTGGTTTGGATATTTAGCATTCAGAAGTAAGCTGAACTCTGTCATCGTGAGGTTCTCGGCCTCTTCCCGGCTTATGCCGAAATGGTTACGGGCCGCCATGATGTAGTCGGCTGCGCGGAATTCTGCGGTTGTCTCGTTCGTTTCGTAACGCTGCAGCTTGCGCACCTTCGCTTTGCCGATGATGCCGTGCATCATCAGGTTTTGCGCGACGATGACCATACTTTCCAGTGGCATGCTGCCCGGGCGCCAGACAAAGCCACGCTTGCGTGATTTCCCCGGTTTCATCCAGCCAACCAGATCGCCGATATCATCGTCACAACATGCTGTCAGTACCGTATGCGCAGCCATGATCGCTTTGCGTGACAGGAGCCCGCTTTGCATAAACCGCAGGACGCAATCAGGAAGACGACTGTACTCATCGCGGATATAGGCCTCAGCTGCGCGCTGCACGAATGGCGTCGCCTCATCATTGCACAGGTCATAGAACGCCTGAACAATCTCCTCCGGCTCTCCAATGCGTGCCATGTTGCGAAACGACGGCCGGAAAAAGAATTCCCGATCACCGGTACCGATAACGCATTCGCCTAATTCTTTAATCGGGGTCATAGTCGCTCCATAAACAGTATCAAGGGCGCGTAAACGCCCTTTGTACTATTCACGAAATGGCCTGGCGGTTAACTGATAGTGACCGTGCAGGATGCAGACGTGATCTTGACTGGTGTCGCGGAAGAGTCGGTGACTTCACAGGTATAAACCCCGGCATCACCAGAAACAGCGCTGGCCTTGTTGAAGGTCGCCGTTGTTTGCCCGCTGACAACCGTGCCGTCTTTCTTCCAGACGTAGGTGTAAGGCGCTGTACCACCCTCAACCACTACCGACATATTCAGCGCCGATCCGGCCGTCACGCTCTTGGTGGTCGGCAGGTTGGTGGTAAACGCCAGCGCCGGCGGAGCTACCTCAAATACCACGGTGTCTGCATCAGCAACTTTCCACTCTCCGGAGAAGGTGGAAATATCTGAGGTGCCGAAATCACCAGACCAGGATGTGGTGTTGAAGTAGCCCATGATATAAGTGCCAGCGTCTTCACCAGTGAAGTCGAAGCGGACCCAGACTGTCGGCTGACGGCCGGCCTGCACTTCATCGAAAATATATTTCGAGATGGCAATAGCGCCGACTTCCGTCGTCTTGTCTTTCTTGCGGAACTCACCTTCTCCTGAGATAGTGAAGTCCATATTGTTGACCAGGTTCTCAACCAGACCTTTCGTATCGTCAGCCTCAGAGGTGACGGTATTCATGGAGTAGTCGAAGCCCTTGGTGGTCATGGCGCCGAGTCGCTTCCATTCGGAAAGCGCAGGAACCGTATCAGCACAGCCAAAAGCCATGCGGAGCACGGCCACCTTACCAATCAGCTTGCCGGTGTCATTAGCGCAGCCTTGCATGTATGCCTCTCAATTTAAAAAGGCCGCCATATGGCAGCCTGATGGGTGATTCTGACGATTATTCGCCGTATGTGCAGGAGACGAGCAGCCGGGTTACTAACCGGCCCTCTTCGGTGGGGATCGGCGCCGGTACATTACCGACAAGCCGCAGCGCGCCAACGCAATCATCGGCGCCTGATTGCGCGCTGATATACTCGACAATGGCGTTTACCGCGGCGTCAGCAGCATCGGGATTGGCCTTCGAGGAGATCACATCAACCATCACATACCAGTCTCCGCCGCGGTCGTACTCAATATTGGTACCGCCGGAAGGCCGGAACACGATGAACTGGTCCGTGTCTTTCGCAGTATCGCGCCATTGCCGCCACTGGAATTTAAACCCCGCGGTAAGCCCCTCAGCCACAAACAGGTCTTTAAGGCGCATATACATCGGAGGGGTCATTGTGCCTCTCCACATGGAAAGACTTCTACGCGTCCCTTTAAAGTGCGCTCGTAGAGTTCACCTTTACGGCGCTTATGGGGTCTGAATGGCCTTGGATGATACCGAACAATTCCGCGCTGGATATCAGCAAAAAATACCCCGTCGATTTGGTTGCCATTCACAAATACTTTGCGAGGGCCGAGGCCATCTCCGGCAAAATGGATAGTGCGATTCATAACGACAACTCCTTCTTCACCACCGCGTCAATCTGGCTGCGGGTATCTTCGAAGCCCTTCGTTAAGAACTCCTTGCGGGCCGTTGCTCGCGTGAAGTTCTGTTTCACTGCCGGGTCGTGAACATACACCGCATAGTTGGCGGAGTAACCGACGCGCCCGGTTACCCTGGTACCGTTAGCCATGATTTCTCGGAACTGGCTGTTGATGAGCGTCGACGTATCGATCGGGGTGTAAAGCGCGGCCTGCGCGCTACCAATAAGCATCGCAGACTGGATTGCTCGCACGACTTTACGCCCCTGGACGTCTTTGATGATGCGATCGAGGTTGGCCTTGGCCTGGCGGATGCCGCGAACTTTAACGCCCATAATCAGACTCCCGTCAGAATTGCGTAATCATCCGCCAGGCGCTCGAACGTGTCAGCGAACTGGACGATCTGCCGAATCTCATCGGCCTCGTCCGGCGGAGCCGCATCTGTCGACGCGCCAATCAGGATGTAATCTCCCTCCCGCGCCGTTGCGTACTCTGTCCATATCGTGTTTTTAACCACGATCTCCCGGCCAAGGTCGCCGATTTTTGCAGAGAGGCCACCCTGGTAGTCGCAGAGGATAGCGATCGGCGCTTCCCACCCATACGGCTGACCTCCGCCGTCGGTATCGCTACCGTCGGCATCGCGTATGCGCCGCCAGATTGTCGCCGTCGCGGTGTATGACCAATTAGCGGTTGCCGACATTAGTCATCCCTCCATCGCAGAACAACGGCGCCTGTGGCGCGTATGCGGTCGCAGTTAATGAACCACTCACCGTCGCTTTTCACGTACGCCGTCGTTTGCTCGCCGGTATCGGTGATCACCCACACCCGGGTAAACGTCCGCGGCAGCCGTTGCTGAACTGAAACCCACGCCATCAGCAGCCCCCGACCACCAAAAATAGCCCCACACTGTTGCCGGCGCTGATTGGCAACTCACCGGTGCAGCCGCTGGTATCCAGTTTCGCCAGAGAGTCACGCAGCCAAGTGATGCCGTCGTCTCCGTAGTCGAACGAGCGCGACGCGCCTGATGGCGCTCCCTGCGATTTTATTCGCCGGGCACCGGAAGACGTCGCCATGAGCGCAGCGGCATACATCAGGATGAGCTTTGCCGAACAGTCGTCATATCCCGCACCATCGAGGCACGGGATAATCTTGTTCACCACGCAGAGAATCGGATCGAGCAGAGCGGCCGGGATGGAGTAACCCAATTCACCGAGGAACGCCTGCACGTCTGCCGCTGTGATTGGGTCAGCCATGGTTATTTCGCCTTCTTCGATTTGCTGGCAGGTTCTTCCTGCTGTTCTGCCTGCTCTTCCTGCTCTGTAGCATCATTGCCAGGTGTGGCCACTTCCAGCATCTGGTCGTCATCACTGATGATTTCAACCAGACCGGCGGCCACCCAGCGCTTAGCGACATCGCCGCTTACCGAAACCTGAGCACCAACCTCCAGTTTCTGGAGATTGGCGCCGGAAAGCAGGTTATCGCGAACCACTTTTACCAGTGCCATAGTTGCCCCTTAGCTGTGCGCGTAAATAACAGATTTGCGATTGTTGATGTCGGTCTTAACCATCAAGCCCATCGCACCCCAGGTGCGCCAGACGTAGTCACTGTTATAGAACTGACGAGGGTCAGCAACGGTGCCGACCGCCTGGCCGACAATCGGAGCGATAACGCCGGCGGTAAGCGGAACAATCAGGATTTGGTTGCCGGACAGTTGCGCATCTTCTTTGATGGCAGCGATGCCGGAGAGCTTCAGCAGCTCCTGCAGGATGGTGTCAGACTGGTAGTTGTCGCTGAAGTAGCGTTCCAGATTTGAGGTGATCTCGCCTGAAACATACCAGGTCTGCTGTGCATACTGCAGGTTGGTCAGCTTCATCACGTCGCGCAGAGCAATGGCTGCATTGCGGATTTGCTCAGCCGTTGCGCTTGAGCTGGTGAAGTCGATATTCAGGCCGGAAGCACTGAGATCGACAATCTGCACCCGCTCATCGGCTTTCACCCCCTTCCAGGTCTTGCCATCAAAAGCGATATAGTTGCCAGCAGAGTCACGGAAACCGTTGAAGACGTAATCAACGTACTGACGACGAACATCATCAACAGAGCCGCGCTGAGCATCGGCCAGAGAAGCCAGAGCGGAGCCTTTGTTGAAAATAGGGTCACGCCACTGGAATTTGAAGCCAGAGTCGTGGATCGGAACCATCGTACCGTCGAAGGTGTACGCGCGCGCATCAAGCGCCGCACCAATCTGGCCGGACATGGAGGTATGCGCCCAGCCGCGGCCACCGGTGCGAGCATACTCGTACACGGACTCTTCAAGACGGACAGAGCGGGACAACGGGATCAGGTCGTTAAGCAGAGTGAATTCAGTAGTCGGTTCGAATTCAGCCAGCACAGTCTGATCATAAGCGCGATACAGGCGGCGGATATCGTCGACAGCGTTCGTCGCGTGCAGCACCGGAGTGTTTGCCGCATCACCACGCCAGCGGGTGCGGGATACGAAATCAGCAACGGCCTGAGCACTCATATTGCGCGCCAGTTGCAGCTCATTGAACTGCGCCTGGTTCGCTTCGAGGTTGCCCGTCTCAGTCGCGCGTCGGGTGGAAAATACAAACATTCAGTCTCTCCTTACTTGAACACGACGCGAACCAGATCGCCTGCTGTGGCGGTCAGGGACTTGTCTTCTTCGACATAGGCAAAGATGGTTTCACCCTCTGCCAGTGCTTTAATTTGGCCATTGGCCACAGAAACCGGCTGGCCCTTGGTGTAGGTACCAGCGGCAGCGCGAACGTTGAGGAAAACGCCCGGCGTTGGCTGGATGTTTACCACCCAGTCACCGATCGCATAGGCATCGTCAACCGTTTTGCAGCGCAAATAGTCGTAGTTAGCAACGTAAAGAATCGCGTCTTCAGCGCCATCAACAGACGGTGTAGGCTTGTCTGCACTGAAAAAGATTACGGTACCCGGCAGAAACGCTGCGGCCGCAGAACCTTCACGATTAAGTTGCGGGTTGGGGAAAATCCCGCCCGCGTGAATTACGTGTTTCCCGTCTTTAGCCATTTTTTACTCCGGCATTTCGCTGAAAGAATCGTTGTTGTTGACCGGACGGAATGCACCATTCAGGCCGGTAGAGGTCTGGCACTGAGCAAACAGGCCATCAAGGGCGGCGCCGTCAAGCGCATTCACCGCCAGGTCATCCAGCCCGAATTTCGCTTTTACGGCAGCGCGTTTTTCGCCTTTCTCTTTGTCAGCGTTCACGGCAAGGCCTGACTTAACGGCTGCCAAATCATCAGCAAATGGCTTAAACCATGCCGGCGCTTCTTCGCTGTTGCTGGCCTGCTCTTTTTTCTTAGGCTTGCCGGTGGCGGGATCGATTTCGTCGCCGCCATCTTTCTTGGCTGCCGCCTTCTCTGCCGCTAGCTGGTTGTAAGCGTCCATCAGTTCGGCATCGGACTTGCCTTCAGTCGGCTTACCCGCGGCTTGCAGCGCATTGATAATCAGTTCTTTCATCGGATCGTTCTCTCCGTTGGTTTTAATCTCGTACTCAATGGGTTTGCGCACGACTTCTACAGGTTCGCCGACAAACACGGCTTTGCCGTCGTCATCGATGAGGTACTTCTGTTTGAAATACTTGGCTTCATCGCGGTAGATGAAGCTGTCTGGCCACACCGTTTCTGGCCATAGCCACTTATCTTCTGTGTCACCCTCACGCAACTTGTCGCTGATAGCGCGTGAAATGTCGTCAAAAGAGAAGTTGGAGGCGTTGGTGAAGAAGAATTTGGTCTTGTTGAGCAGACCTTCGCGGGTGCAGTCGATACCATCAGCAAGGCGAGCAACTTCGATCTGCTGCTCATGACCTTCTGAGTTGACGAAGATGCCCACGCCTTCTTCCGGAGTTCCGGCGCCAGGCTCATCGAGCAGCACCGCCACATGGTCAAACATCATGTTGGTGGCGATCTCGTTGTACTTCTTGCCCTTCGACTCACCATTAGCGGCAATGCCGGAATATAGGAGTCCGGTAGAGATATGGATGGGTTCTGAGTTGGTACCGGAGATCATCTCATCGAGGCGATTAATCAGGCGCTTGCCCTTCTCGCTTGACTCGGCGTACTGGCGGTTAACGTACATATCACCCGTCACCTTCCCACCTTCGTGGCTGACGTTCTGCAGCCATGCGCCTACGTGATATTCATTCACCGCCCGGACATCGCGAGCAGACACATGCTTGCCATCCACTTTCGGGTGGCCCAGCGGCATCGGGTTACGCTCAAGCGTGTTGTAGGCCTTTTCGATTTCTGCTGCCGGGTACAACTTCCGGTTCATCACAATATCGTCCACGACAGGCGTGATGCCGCGAACCACGATATGTGGCTTGCCGTCGATGGTTTCAGTGGTGATGTTTGAAGCGGAGTTGACGACGGTCAGCACGTTAACGCGATTGCGTTTCATGCTGGGTCCTCATTGGTGGATTTCAGGCAATAAAAAAGGCCGCCGTGGCGACCTATTTAATGTGTTTAAACTCCCATCGGAATGAGCTGTAAATGTATTCACCGCCCTCTTCCCTGTCGGTCAGTTTGGCAGTAATTTCGAACTGACTACCTATTGGGTACAACTTCAAGTCTGACAACTTTTTGGAACATTCGACAGCCAGTGATGGGCTTGCCCATTGTCCAGGTGTTGGCCTGATATGAACCTTCCCTTTTCTACCAGAGGTACTGGCTGGGTAGTAGCTCTCAACAATCAACTTACGATACGGCTCATCAGGTTTTGCCATAAAAACCTCCGCAAAACCTCCTTGTATCATGCAGCCTCTGCCAATTTCCACTGCTCTCGCTCTTTCTTCAATTTCTCCGCGAGACCTTCGTTAAAAATGCTGCCGTCGTCGTTGAGCAGCACTGGAATCTGGCTGCAATAGCAGTTGTACCGGTTGCCGTTCTCAGCGTAGAAGTCTCGCACCTGCTCGGTGGTGTAGACCTTGCCGTGACGGCTGGCATGCCAACTACGCGTCGTCGGTTTGAGCGCCGACAGCCACAGCAGGCCGGTATTCAGCCCAAGCCGATCCGCTGCCCAGTCCGTTTCGTTCCATTGCGCTTGGCGCAGCGCCCCAACCTGCTCAGTCTGAGCGATAGTCTTTGCACGACCCATAGAGACATCAAGGCGCTTGCTTATCACCTGCGCCGTTTCGCGGGGATTCACACCGCGCCCAATGGCATCCGCGATGATGTTCGTCAGGTCACCGCGCGCCCGGTCAGCCTCCAGCTTCCAGTCGCTATACGTGCTGATGTAGGCACTGGCGATCTGGTTCTGGTATGCAGGGCTGCTTAAAAGCTGCTGTAACGTCGTCTGGCTGGCATATACCTGCGACTGCTGCGACAGGTTGTTGAATGCCTCTAGCGTGCCGCGCTGCGCCCCTGCGGCGACGTAATCCATCGCCCACAGGTTTTGTTCGCCGCCTTCGAGCAGGTAATCGTCGAGAATAACCTGCACTGCTTCGAGTAGGTCGGCCAGCTCCTGCGCTGACATGTCGTAGATAAACTTGCCGGCGTTGACCTGGTAGAGCGTTGGCTCGGCGCCGTTAACGTGGCACAGGAAGTGCCAGTTGTGGCTGTTAACCTCTCGCTCTCTCCCGGTCAGGCGCTGATCAAACAGTGCTTTCAGTGCGCGCTTGATGCCGAGATACCGGTCCTCGATATCCAGGAACATCGCGCTGACCTGCTTAGCCGATCGCGTCGGGTCAACCTTGCTGCGCGGGACTATCGGCAGCCCCACCTTTGCCGTCTGCTCCGGTGTCATCGGCCAGTGGATCATCGGTTGTCACCTTGTCATTCGGGTTAGGTGGTTGCTTTGGTTCAGGCAGAGGGTCCAGGCCTACAATCTCTCGTAGTTCGTTGGCTGTGAATGGCGGCTCGCCACCATAGAAGCCCGACGTTTTCTGGACGATATCAGCCAGTTTCGAAGCGTTCTCGATTTTCTCTTTCTCGCCCGGGGCCAGCAGGTCAGTCCATGAAATGGTGACCTCTCCATTTGTCGGCGGATCGATAATGCCCAGGGTCCAGAAGCGTTCCAGCAAGGCTGTGATTCGGTCAGTCAGGAAGCCGTTGCGGCGGGTATTGCGACGAATGGCCCAGTCGGTTTTATCCTCATCACTCGCCAGTCGTCCGGTCTGCTGTCCAAACAGGATGGTGAACGGGATTTGAACTGATGCCGCCAGTTCGTTGGCGGTGACCTCCCACGTCGGCCCCGGGTCGCCAGGAGTTACACTGAGGACGTGCATCTGTCCGGCCTGCATGACCGCCGCCGCATCGGTGCCGCGGTTAAGCTTGTTGACCTTGTCGCCCATAGCTTCGCCGAGGTCAGCATAACCAGCCTTCTTCGCCAGATCGGACAGTGTGGCCATGTCGGTTTCTTTGCTGAACTCGACAGCGATCTGCCTGCTGGCATTTTTCAGGAAGCCCTCAGCGCCACCGCCGGAAATCTTCTCAAGGTCGAGCCCTTTGTTGTATCCGGCCTCAAGAAGCGGGATACCAGACAGAACGTTGTCATCTTCCGAGCCTTCACAGAACAGGATCACCCGACTCGGATGAACAGGCTCACCGCGAGTCGGCCCGACGAAAGCCTCGTCTCCAACCGGCTGCTCGTTGAAGTTGAACATCTTCGGCTGGCCGAAGGTCTCGGACTGGCGATCGTTATCCCATTCGGCGACCGTCAGCTGCGGCTCCCATACCGGGATAAGTTTTACCAGCGCTGACTCGCCCAGGGATTTCACCAGCCTGGTATCTACTGGATCGCTCCATGGCTTGTTATCTTTCACCTGCAGCAGCAGTGCGGAGTAACGCCCCACCATATTGCGGCGATCGGCATCCTTCACCTTCGGCCACCATTTCTTCATGAACCTGGTGACGTTCTTTTCCCACGGGTTAGTTTTCTTCGCCTCCTGGGACTCATCACCGTCAACGATGACCGGATAGTCCTGCCAGCAACCATCCAGAAGGCGATGCACAACAGCGAAGCCTGCGGCGTTGCGCCGGTACATGTTGTAAAAGTCATGGAAGGTAATGGTTCGCGGGTAGCCAAACTCCTGATAGAGCGTCGGGCGCTTGGTATTACCCCCGCCGATACCGATGGCGTTAAGGTAATTCGCTCGCCGCATTTCAGTGGCGAGATTGTTCACAGCCAGTTGAAGGCCGTTATCTTGTTCGCTCACTGGCGATGCTCCTTAGAAGAATACTGCGCCGACTTGCGCTTTGTGCTTGATATACCCGTCCAGACCGTACCGGACACCGTCCCAGCAGTGGTTGTTCTTGTCCTCTATTACCGGCAAGACCTCGCCAGTGATCCGGTCAGTTTTGTACGAGTAGAGACGAGCTTCTTTAGCCGTCTCCTTGCAGCGTGGGTGAATGATGATTTTCTTAAAGCCACGCAGGCAAGTTATCCCATCCTCTACGCTGCCCTGCCATTTCTGAGCTGCTGAGATATTGAAACCCTGGCCCTTGATATGGCTGATAGTTTCAGGTCTGGAGTTGTCGGCTTTGATAGGCCATTTGCGAGCCTCGGGTATGCCGGGGAATTTCGCCTCGTCAGTAACCTTCCAGTCTTCAAGCTGTTTCGGCGTGGCATCGGTTTTTCCAGCGTAAAACTTCCACATGTCATCAAGCTCTACACCATTGCCGTAGGCCTCGTATTCGATGTAGAGGTTGTTATCCAGGATGAACATGCGAATAAGCGTGCTCGGGTCTTTTGCGAAACCGAAGTCGGCGCCGAACAGCAGGCGCTCTGATTTCTTCCAGAGGTCGTCTTCAAAGCTCCGCACGACGTATTTATTCGCCAGCACCTGCTTGTCTGAGTTCTCCAGATAGGCGCCTTCCCAAATCCACGCATAATCGGCGTAGTCGAGGTTTTCCAGATCTTCGAGGCGCTCTTCTTCGAGTACATCCGGGAACCACGGATTGTCGCTGTAGTTCATCTCGACAATCATCGAGCTTTTCGGCGGGTTCTTTCTGAAGAGCTTGTCCGTGGCGCTGCCGTCTTTCTCCGGGTTCCATGTCACCCAGATTTCAGAGCCATTTTCACGCACCGTCGGGCGAAGCTTCCTCCAGGCCGTCGCCGATACCGACTCAGCCTCATCTACCCACGCAACCAGAATGCGCGCCTTTGACTTAATACTGTCGAGGTTGTGGCGCAAGCCGCAGAAGACGTAGCTGACGTTGCGGTTTTTAGTGCGGATGTACTTTTCGCCAATATCGAAGTATTCATCCAGCCAGGGAACAGACCGGATCGCCTGTTTCACTTCCTCCATCGATGACTCTTCGAGGGAGTTCATAAACTCGCGAGCGCAGAGAATGACGCCGCTTAATCCGCTTTCGGCTGCCTGATACGCTTTAACCGCACTCATCAGCGCGAATGTGCGCGTCTTTGCAGAACCTCGGCCACCATGCGCGCCACGATAGCGAATGCCCTCTGTCGCGAATACGGGAACGAGCTTCGCCGGGATTTGTAGGTCAACCTGGCTTTCCATTTGTTGGCTCTACTCCTACCAGTCTGATCGTCGTTGGTCGCGGCGACATGCTACCGTCAGGGCTGGTGTGTTCGACTTTTTGCTTATTGCTGTAAGCCTCACCCACCTCTTTTGCTGCCTGCTCCAGTAGTTGGGCTGTCATACCGATGTTCTTCATGTTCTCAGCAGTCGTCGACATTCGCTGCAGTACGCGCAGACGGTAGGCCTTGTTGGCGATAGGAATATCGGAAATTTCGTTGAGAAAACGGTCGCGGGTATGGTTGAAGAGGTCTACCCACTTTTTAGCCAGACCCTTGCCGCTGACCTTCGTCGGATCGTGCGATTCAACTTGCTGAGGGGTGACTTTTATCCCGTAATCTTTTTGGATGGCGTCGACCACAATCGACAGCGTGTCATAGCACGCAAGCATTTGAACGATGGCGGCTTTAACTTCCGGTTTTAGTGCAGCCATGAATCACCATCCTTCCAAAGCATTCCAGAATTAAGCCAGTTTCAGCATGCACGTCCCGCAAGCTCTGGCAACATCGATATGAGCAACCTCCGCCGGCCTGTTCGCCGCATCCACCATTTCCTGCACATCTTTGCTGGCTCCGTAACGCCGGACCACTCCAACGAATTCCTCGACGTCATGGCCGCGAAGTTTGAGCACCGGCATTCCGGTCTCTTTGTTGAACTTAGGCGCACCGTAGTCATCGGTAGCCTGGGCGATGTGGTAAAGCTCATGCTCCACCAGTGCGCAGAACTCCATATCGTTACATTGCTCGCAGTAGTCTGCAGCCAGGGTGATGATGAACTTCGGTATGCGCCCAAACCATTCATGCATCTGCTGCTCCATGCGGGATTTCTGCCAGCCGCCGGCACGCATCATTACCTGCTCGCACTGACCAAGCACAATGCGACCGCTTTTGGCGAATGAGCCAGAGGCCCACATGAACGCCACATCAGCGTCGACCAAGTGCGTATGGTCAGAGTTATGGATTCGGCCCCCTTCGGAGAGGATGTTCTGATTTACCCATTCTCCGATTTCGGCAGCAGGGATTAGCCTGGTGTAAGGCAGCCAGTTCTCACCAGTGAAATTAACGGGGGGATATGGCCTAATCATTTTGGTATCAGCCATATTAGCCTCCAATATCACGCTAAAAAATAACCAGTATCTCAGGCATCGTTTTTGCGTGGTGTATACTATCTTGACAGCATTTTGTTAAATCACGCCGTAGATCACCGCACAGCAGGAGACTTTAAATGACTGATGAATATAAAAAGAAAATTGGGATTCCAGATAACCATACTCTCGAGGAAGTATCTTCCACCTGGAACGGGCCACGAAGAGGTCAAGATACTGATGAATATCTTCTGCGTGAGCTCGACGAAAACGGGGAAGTAGTTGCTCACTATGAAGTATATGACTCAACTTCAACTTACCCGCCGTTTGGTCGTTCGATTACATACAAAAAAGTCTAAGCATCATCTTAGATGATTAGAGCCTCATGACCGCTTTCTTTAAGCTATTAGTGAGGCTGTAAAACTAAAGCCCCCTTTTCATCTCCGCCTGTCTGATATCAGCCTTATCCCGGTTGCACTGCCCAAGCGCTGATAGCAGACTGACGTTTAAATCAAGGCTCTGACCCCACGTCAGGTTGTCAGGGATTTCCGGTTGCGGAGTGTCAGCCGTCAGGCTGGCCGGTAACGGTACCACCGGCACTTTGACGTAGACCGTTCGCGAATTGTTGCAGCCGCTTAACTGCGCCAGCAGGCACAGGGCGATTAGTGCAATCATCATTCGCAACAGCAACCCGGATATCAGCCGAGGCTCCCGATGCGTCCAGTGCGATCTGCTCTTTTGCATGCTGATTGGCCTCGGCGATGGTGTTGAAGATGGTCATGGTGGTCAGAACGTTGGAGGTGATGGTCTGGGCTGCGTTTGCCTGTTGTTCTGCATTATCGGCTCGGGCTTTCTGCTCAGCAGCAGCGTTGTGGTAATGCATTACCAGCCACCCAAGGCAAACAACCAGGCAGATCACAACGGCGCTGATAATGGCGGTTAACCGGCTCATTTCTGCCCCCAAAGACAAACTTCGCGCTCAATCTCGCGGCGAGTTACCAGGCCTTTCCACTGCTTACCTTTTGCATAGGTCCAGCGGCGCAACTGGTCGCATGCACCTTTCTGGTCGCCCTGGTTGATTTTGCGCAGCAGAGTGGAGGTCTGGAAGTTTCCGGCGCCGACGTTATAAGCGAACGAGTACAGAGCCCCGCGCATTGTTTCGGGGATCGGCTTCTGGATGTACGGGTTGATCTGGCGTGCGACGGCGTTCAGGTCTTTACTGAGCAGCGCACGGCATTCAGCCTCGGTGTACTTCTTGCCGAGCATGATGTCTTTGCCAGTGTGGCCATAACAGACAGTCCAGACGCCTACCACATCCTGATAGGGGTCGTATCGCACACCTTCAAGACCATCGTTACCGGTCGGGCCGGTGATGAGCGCTGAAGCAATGGCTATGGCGCCACCGCCTACGGCAGCGATAACGCTATTCCTCAGTTTTGGTGTCATAGCCATTGAGCCGATCCTCGCGTTCTTTCCGCCGGTAGTACCAGTTCACCCCACAGGTGGTAATGGTGCAGGCGATACCGACAATAATTGCCCAGTCACTCAGGGTCATCCCCGCTATTTTGTCGGCCAAAATCCATACCTCTGCCTTAACTGCCCCGGCATACGCCTTTGCTGAGACACCGCAGCCCGTCAGTGCGGTCCCAGTGCCGTATGAAAGTCTGCTGTAAATGGTGCTCATTTTTGTCATAACCTCACCTCCGTTGATTACGGATGGCGCTGTGCGTAAAGGGGGAAAGAGGCCCAGACCCTGCGGGCTGATTTATCAACAAAGCACGTCGGGGATGATTCCCGAGGGTCTGGGCATGCTCAATAAAAAACCCGCTCAAGGCGGGAAGAAATACCAAGGGTAAAAGCGACTGCGCGGTAGCCGTAAGGGTCCCAAGGTAGAGGGATAGAGATGTGGTTGGCCACTACGTGCTGCTTAGCTCAGCGCCCTACAGGAAGGTTCTTTTTGGCTGAGTACCCATTACAGATCCTGTTCTCACCACAACGGATAGTGCACTGAGCGTGGCATTGCGGCTCTCTCTCAGCGTGCGCCCACTACCATCCCGATAAGCTATGCAACTGAGATTGCATATTGCTATTACTTTTAGGCTCGGTCAGTGCTCTATCCTGTTATGGGCTCCGTTTCGTGGAGCAACGGCCAGGTGATCAATCTGGCACCGGGGGAGGACTTATTTTAGGCGGCAATGCCCGTGCTCCATATCTGGCGGCCTGTTGCGTTGCGGCAACAACGCCCTGATGGATTGGATTATGAGCCCGTCATCAGGTCAGGCCATTATCTGGCGGGACAGGAAGGATTAGAACCTTCGACCATTCGGTTAACAGCCGAACGCACAACCGCTGTGCTTCTGACCCTGAAATGAAAAAGCCCAAGGCGTTAACCTCGGGCTTGAATTCTTTGTGTGTCGACAATCGAAGCTATGGCGACGATATCAGATTTACATGAAATATATGCCTTTCAGTTCGGTTTTGCAAGACTTACATCTAAATTTGACGCCTTTTGTTGTGAACGTGATCGCGTTAACGCCATGAGAGCGTCGCTATCAAGCTTCACAAAACTGCTGCGCAGCGCCAGCCAATGAGGGAGGTAGGTTTCTGTCCATGTGGACTTTGCTACACCAACCAGCTCCGCCAGCGACTGGTATTCATACGTCTCCCGTCCTGCCAGCTCGGCTTTGACATCCTGCGCGGCCAGCCAGATAAGTTGACGAAGGCGATCGACAGTCTTCTTCGCAATGCGTACGCCGGCCAGCTTCTTGCTGAATTGCTCCCATGCCCACCGGGTGATCGTCTCCTGGTGCTCCCAGCGGATATTGTCGCTGTAATTCCACAGCAGCCAGGCTTTCTGGTGGTCTTCCAGCGACAGCAGAGCCCGGCGCCAACTGGCCGTCGAATACTCAACGGGAAGAACGAGAGCGATTGATGAACCCTTAGCGCGGGACTGGCTGCCACTCATTGGCGGCCCGTCCGGGTTAACCATGCGTTGTTTGACCTCGCTATAAACTTTCTTTCTACCCCGGCTGCGCGCCGTAGCGGTGAATTGCGCGTTCTCTGCAAAAGCTACCAGTTGCCCTTTCGTCGCGCCGCTCAGATCGGCGGTGGCCACTATCAGCTGCTGGCGAACATACTGGAGGTATTGGGTATTTATCATGCTGTCTCTCCCAGGGTCTGATAGATGCGAACGAAATTTCTCAGTATGCGGTAGTCAACCAGTACGGTGCCGCGGTGCCGGCAGAGGCGGAGCTTTTGCCAACGGTCGCGGATGCGTTCGATAACGTCACGGCTCATGCGGCCTCCATTTCGGTAATGGTTAGCTCAAGCCGCCCACCTTTGACGACAGGCATTCTCTTCACGCTGTAATAATCAACCTGCTGGTCATCGAGCCAGAAACCTGATTTCGTCAGAGCATCGAATGCAGCCTTTTGCAGGTTGTCCAGGTCACGGCGCCGGCGATCCGGCATGTGGCACTCAATACGGATTTTCAGTGGTGTGGCAAGGCCGATATCAAGCATCGAGTCTTTGATGATTCTGGCGACGCTGTCGCGGTATGCCTGCCCTTCCGCGCTGATGTGTGTGCGCCCGCGATTGTGTCGGTAGTAGCGGTTGTTGCTTGGCGGCCAGGGTAATGAAATGCGATATTGGTTCATGCTTTTATCAACCCCTCTTTCATCCAGATAACCTGCGTTCGGGCCATTCCCTCCAGTGCGCACTCTTTCGCATACTCCGCATCTACCAGGCGCGTGCGGCGGTCTATTTCATCGTGACAGGATGAACAGGCGATAGCGGCGATCAGATCAGGCGGCTTAATTCCGGTCCCGCACAATCCAGCAATGCGGATATGGGCCAATACCGTGGTTTCAGGGTTGCCGTTGCAGACGCCAGGGATGCGAACCTGACATTCGCGACCGCGAGCTGCTTTGCGAAGATTGGCCATGCTCACCCCCATATACGTTGACGAAGTGATCGCGGAGTATGCTCCGGGCGAACACAAACCGGCAGCCTGGCGCTGACCGTCCAGCTCAGATAATCCGGGTTAAGGCTTTTCTCTGTGACAATGCCTCGCGCCTGATATCTGGACACTAACTGTTCGGCCTGCTCGGTTGTGCAGTCGGGATGCTGGAACCATGAGTATTTCATCGCCATCACCCCGCAAAGCTCAGCAGCTGACTGGCGGCGTTTTCAGCCTCAGCCGGCGAGTGGAATTTGCGACGCAGAATGTAGTTCCAGAGCACATTCAGCACTGATTTGTAGACGCCGTTAAACTGGCTGTCGTCCATGCTGGCGAAGGAGATCGACTTTGCGACACGACGACGGCTGCCGTCAGGCATCTGGTATTCGTCGTAAAAGCCAGCCTGAATAGTTGCCCACTCGCGGAAGGATTCGAAGTGTTTCAGAAGCGCCATATCGCGGGAACGGGAAATACCGACAGAGGATAGATACATCTCCGCGGCGTTCTGGAGCGCAGCACGCTGATCGAGATCGGATGAAAGGAAGTCGATAAACCCGGATATGAGGGTACGCTCCGCGGGCTCAATGAGACCACCGGAAGGGGTCCAGTAGTGATACCCGAGAGTCAGAAGCTTGAAGAACTTTTTGTGGAATGCGTAATTCCGGGGCTTGCGGAACTCACCGCAAAGCAGCTGCCCTACGGGGATAAGTTGCAGGTATTCGCTGGTTCCCGGCTCTGCGGGAATCAGTACGTTTTGATAACTCTTCTCAAATTGCAGTGTTTGCGCCATGTGTCCCCACTTGGCGCCGGGGTAAAGTTGTCAGTTGTCCAGACTGACCAGGTAATTATCGCCCTTCCCGGGGATAAAAGCAAAATGAGCATATACGATAAAACCCCTCCGGAGAGGGGTTTGATTTCAACTGGAGGCTTTGCGTTCTGCGGGGGATTTAGGCACCTTTCACCTCTACGCATTGAATATTATCTACGTGTGGTGAAATATCGCTCCACTCCCTCTTATCATCTGCAATTTTCATCGCCTTAATGGCTGCTTTGCACTGCTCCATACTCTGCATAGGAACCACCTGCATATTCGATGATTGGCTGCTAATGACGAAAATCAGGAAGAAGTACGGCATCATTTCACCTCCCGCTCATTCCGCGAAACTAACGGAATCAATGCGTTAATATCCTCCTGCGGGGCGGCTGCGAGCTCACGAACAATGCGCTTAATGCCGTCGATACGGTCATCATCAACAGGGTCTACCGTTTCAATCCGATCAAGCATCATCAGCGCTGCGTTTGCTTTATCGTTGCATGTCCAACCATCCGGAATCACCTGAGAGTTGCCAGCCTCATAAGCTACGCGCATCCAGTGATAAAAAGCTTCTGTGGTAACACAGCCGCAATCAACCTCAATGACGCCGTTTTGTTGCGATAACCATTCTTCGAATTTCATGAATTACCTCCGTTGAGCATGGCGGCGCGGCAGGCGTTACAGCCTTCTACGTATTCGGCCTCATCCTTAACAATCGCTGTCATTTTATCCGGCACTACCGTCACCGGCTGAGCGTGACGATAGAGCGGAGCAATGTTTCGCTCGAGGTCGGTAATGACGCTCCATATTGGGACTGACTCGACGCCTTGTTTCGCCATATCACGATAACTGTCGGCATACGCCAGTACAGGATTGCGATCCGGCTCGCTGTCCGCTACCGGCTGCACTGGCGGCATATATGGACCTTTGCGAATGGCTTTTGCCAGCTCGATAGGGTCATCGTAAAGCCAGTCTCCGGCCTCAGGGTGATTGGCTTCTGCCAGTTGGGAGGCCCACTCCAGGCCGTCTTTGTGCCCCTGCAGGTAGTCGAGAGGCAAACACCCTGACTCGCTGTCCATTGCGGCCAGCGCCATGCGGGAAAGCTCCATGATTTCATCAGAACTTAACCACTCTCTGATTTCTTCCTCGTCATAAGCTTCGCTATTAATGGCTCGGATAATTCGCTGAATGCGCTCTCTGGTTATGGTTGATTTGGTCATTTCTTTGCTCTCCTGCGGCGTTTGGCGTTTCGGCGTTCTGCAGCCTTCCCTGTATGGCGATTTGAAACCGGATATGATTGCGGACGAAGCTCGCAAATGGTTCTTTCCCATGCCACAGAAGCTGTACCTATCGAGGCAAGTGCCATCGCTATTGCTATTGATGACTTACGCATCACTCATCCTCCACCTTGATGCCAGCGGCGGTGAGTGCATGGAACATGCATGAGTCATATAATTTGACTTCAAACTCCGCTCCATAACCCCAGAACTGTTCATCGTTCGAGTTAGGTAGCTTCACGGTGCGGGACTCCAGCTCGGCGATGCGCGCCTGCAACTCCTCGCAGTGGTCCGTTATCCCACGGCATTGAGTTTTCCAGTAGGCTTCCATCCCCTGCGCCTTCTCCAGCGCGTCTACCAGCGCGAGGGCTTCCCACTCTTTCAGCACTACAGTGTCAAAGTTTTCGGTCTGTTTTTTGATTTTGGCAATCAGCGCCAGTGCGGTGATATCAGTCATCGCTGTTCTCCACTCCATAATCCGCAAAATACCCTGACGACATTTTGATGAATCTGTCCTCGGTTACCGTATAGGCCTTCCTGCCTTTCCTTTCTTTCCCTTCCGGGTCAATAAGATGGCAGGCATAGATGATCCTGCGCTGCCACTTTCCAGGCATTTCGGCGACTGAAAGAACCTCAAGGATTCTTTTCCCTTCTGCATCCGCTGTGTAAACGGTCTGGTCTCCATAACCGCAATCAGCTGGCTCAAATGTCTTTCGGCAACCACCAATCCACCTTTCATCGGTAAATACATTTCCGTCCCATTGCTGATAGTCAGTGCATACGAAAATGAATGGGTAAACCGTTTCGAACCGGTCACCGGCGCGAATATCCAGCGTCTTACTCATGCTGCACGCTCCCATTTCACGCCTTCTTTTACCAACTGGCGGCAGTGACGAATAATTTCAGCACGGCCAATTTTGTTGCTAAGCCTCCACGGTGAATAAAACTGCTCTTTATCAAGTTCTTCCCCGGTTGCGTTTTCGGCGTCATGCGCATGCCCAATGCCATCCCAATCAGTGGTTTCGATGATTAGCTGGTCGTGGAGAATATCAAACGCCTCTCGGCTATCTGCCTCCCCCCAGTAGTCAACGGTGACGACTTCCCATGTCTGGTACCACGTGCAGTTTGAATAAATCATTCCTTCGCCGCGTGACCACACTTCCCGCCTGTATTGTCGTGGCATGAGAGCAATCAAAATCTTCATAGCTGCGGTATTAATTTTTTTCTCAATACGTTGCTTTTCGTTGGTATAGCGTCGCTTGCTCATTTGGCCCCCTCGCGCAGCTGCTCGCAAAATTCCTTGCCGCAGTCGATAGCGCCAACAATTACGGCAACTTCATCACCCACAAAATCACCTTCATCGACACACTGCTGCAGGCGGCTAATGAACTCGCTGGCCCCATCAGCCTTAATCCCGGCCAGGTAGGCATCGGTGGCGGAAAAATCCAGCTCATCGGCACATGGGATCACTTCGCCGTATATCCGCTCCATAGCTTCATCCCAGCCATAGCGGCAGGCATCGTACCGGTCAGTAATACCTCTGTCTTCCAGTCCGCACCCCATGCCTTCGGCGTGGTACTGAGGTTCGTTATCCAGGTTGGTTACGGTGTCAACGATCTGTTTCATTGCTACATTTTCCAGAGCTAACGCCACATTCTCCGCAGCCAGCTGAGAATTTTGGTCTGCCAGCACATTCCCGGTTTTTATGGCGGCATCTAGTGAAGCGCTGCAAATGCGAAACTCTTTCGCCAGCTTCAGGAACTTCTGCTCTCTGATCGACAGCTCGCCCGCCGACTCCAGCGACTGAATGAGCTCGTTTACTGCCAGTAGTGTGATAGTCATTTGGAGGCTCCTTCAGCGAGCATGGCGATGATTTCTTCCGGGGTTTCCCGCACAGCAATACGCTCGCCAGAGACCATCCTGATATAAGTAAGGCCGGCTGGGGTCATGCTTTCTATGTGTCCTGGCGCAATGAATACCGAGTCATAAACCGTTTCAGATTCACGACCATATTTCCCCTGAAACTCTACCGTTGAGTTTTGGGTTAATTTGATGAATTTCATGCCTGTGCCCTCCCGTAAACAGCCAGTACCTGCTTCATCGCCGGGCTTTGCCGACACTCATTGAAAATCTGATTGGTGCTCTTCCTGCCTGAAATTTCTTCTTCCGTGGCCAGCCGGTAGTAAACCGTCCGCCACACCCGAGCTTCAGCTACCAGTACCCCCTGCTTTGCCAGGATATTTGCAGCCTGGTTGATGCAGGTATGCGTCATTCCGGAAGCCGCAGCCACATCTGGAGAGCTACAGGTTTTATGCGTTTTCAGGTAATCCAGAATTGCGTCTTTGCCTGTCATCAAAATCCACCCCGCTTGGTTGGTTTTTCCCCTTTCTCGCGCCGGCGCTGGCTGGCAGCTTCCTGATCGCAGTCGTAAATCGCCCCGTGACGCTGCTCGCAATAGACAACACCTGTCTCGCCATGCCGGTTAAGGCGCAGGAGGAGCTCTGTGTCACTCTGGTTTGCGTTCTCGTCGTAGGCGCCCTCCCGGTATATGGCCAGCCAGTAATCGCAATCCTGTTCAATCTGCCCGGTGTCGCGGGAGTCGCTCGGCAAGGGGCGCTTATTGGTTCGCTTCTCAAGCTCGCGGTTAAGCTGAGTCAGGAGAACGACGACGCAATCCAACTCCTTCGCCAGCGTCTTGAGGCCTTTGGTGATCAGCCCGTAAGCCAGGTCATTTCGCTCTGCCTTATCGGCAGTCATCAGCGTCAGGTAGTCAACGAGGATCATTCCGACCTTGCCGCGTTCGCGCTTGATGCGACGTGACTCAGCCACGACATGCGCCAGTGAAATACCCGGGGTGTCATCAATCAGGATGTTATTGGTGTCAATCAGCGCTCCCATAACGCCGGTAGCTTTCTTCAAATCTCCGTTCCAGTCGCCGCGATAGCCGTAGTCGTCCTTCGTCATATCCGGGTAAAACAGGTTTGGCGAGATCCGCCCCTTCTGCGCGGTGATTTTCTCCACCATCTGCCCTTCCGGCATTTCCAGAGAAAACATAAGGGCCGGCTCGTTCTCGACCGTCGCGCAGTTGATCCCCATCTGGGTGTAGAGCGTGGTTTTACCCATCTTCGGGCGTGCGCCTATAACAAACAGGCTGCCACGCACAATGCGCTTAACACCGAGAAGTTCATCCAGAGAGCGGATCCCGGTCGACAACCCGCGTGAACGACCATCCGGCTTGAGCCTTTCGTCGAATTCCGCCGACCAGTCAGTTACAGCGTCATAGAACGTGCGAAGCCCTGTCCGTCGTCCTGTTTTTACGTGCTCGGTTATCTCAGTGAATAATCCCTGAATTGCGTCAAACTTCTGTTCTGCCGTCATGCCGTTGCGGGCATAAAGCAACTCGATCGCCTTCGTTGTTTTCTCGATGCCGTAGCGCTCCATAGCGGTCTCACGGACACGCATCGCATATGCCACGATGTTCGCCGCGCTTGGCGTGTTCTTCGACATTTCAGCCAGGTATGCAAAGCCACCAACGGTTTCCGTCAGACCCTTGCTATCGAGAGCATCAAACAGGGTCAGCAGATCGACAGGCTTATGGTCGCGGTACATCTGGCGCATTTCAGCAAAAATGACCTGGTGCTGACGCGAGTAGAACGATTCTGGCTTGAGAATCGAAAGTACCTTCTGAGTACGCTCGCTGTTGTCGTCGTCCAGCAGGAGTCCGCCAAGTACGCTCTGCTCTGCTTCAATGCTGTGCGGAGGTGTCATGAAATCAGAGGTCATCACAGGCCCCCTCGCGCGTTTTGGCGTAGACATCGACGTTCAGGAAGTATTCCAGCGACTTGCGGCGCCAGGTTTTCCCGGTGCGCTGATCAGGGCGATTCTCAAGCATCCAGCGGCAGTTACTGGCGATGTAGCTCAGGTAAGACTCCCAGTCAGCCAGGGTAAAGCTGTGGCCATCAAGCTGACGGGTAATTTTGTTGGCTTTCTGCCAGAACGAGCGGATCAGGTTGCGGCGCTTATCAGTGAGGACCCTGATGCCCTGCGCTTCCGGTAGCACCTGGTGATAAACATCGACAACCTGCTCACAGCTGAGAGACTGTTTTTTAGGTTCGGATTTTGGTGACGCTGATGCACTCTCTTCTACGTCAGTAGAAGAGATATTATTTAATATATTGTTTGTGGCACTTTGTTGGCATTCTGTTGGCACAACCTCGCCGGTACGCAGCGTGGTTACTGGGTTTGCGTTGGCACTTTGTTGGCATTCTGTTGGCACAAAAAATTGCTGATAATCATCATATTTGGTGACGGTTAAGAGTGTAAATTTCTTGTTTGCCTGGGTTGTGATCATGCCCATTTTCGCGAACTTGTTCAGCAGATACTTAACCCTGTCAGGTGCTATTCCCGTGTCTTTCGACAGGGTATGTCGCCCGGTGATCACCTGGCCGCGGGAAACCGGATACTCACCAAACTCTGTGGTTACCATCCCGTCAGCTGAATTCACCTCCATGATGAGATGGATCCACAGATGGACGGCTTCACTGTCGGTCTTGTAGAACGGCAGCTCTCTTACTTTGCGGTGCAGGAATACCAACCCCTGCCCTGATGGCTGAGGTTTCTCCATGGGCTTCTGAGACCCTCTAAAATCGGATATGCGGAGAACGTTACTCACGGCCTTCCTCCTTCCGTTTCAGCTCTTCCAGGATGGCGCGCATTTTCATGCCAACCACCGGGTTAACAGAGCGAATGAAGCGATCGCGGGTAACATTTTTGTGTGTTTGTGCCTGGTAAAATCTGTTGCTCTTAGGCATAATTACTCCTGTGAATTGATCCAGTTAATTCGCGTAGAAAGCCGTTAGTGCTCGAACACTGCGGCTTTCGCCTTTTCTACCCTTCATTAGTCCCATCCCAACGGCCCTGGTCGGCACCGCTCTGCACGTAATCCGATATCTGCCAGCGTTTCTACCGACTGCAGGTAATGCCGGGAAACCACTACCGCTTCAGGCGGCACAACCTGCAGACCAAGCACGGGCAACTCTTTTGCTATGTCAGCGAAATGCCCTTCCCCCTTTCTGCGACTGACTGTTGATTCACTGATACCCAATATCTCCGCGTAAGCCTTCTGCCCGATGGATGAAAGGCGGTTGAGTAAAACCCCTTCCAGCTCAATCGGGTTGAGGATCGGCGGTTCTAAGTTGCGGGCTATTGCATTCTCCATCTGTGATACTTCCTCTGGTGGTGTTTGAAAGGCCGATAACATCGGCAACTTATTGAGATTGAGATGGCATCTCGCCATAAAGCAGCCACTTAGGGTCGCAATGGAGCGCAGTTGCCAGTTCGAACAAATAACGTGGGCGCTTGGTTGTCCCGGCCTCAATTGCCTGCAGAGACTGCTGTCTCATGCCAACTTTTTTTGCTAATTGCGCCTGAGACAGATTCATCTCTTCGCGCTTTTTTTTGAGGCGTTGCGAAATGGTTTCCATGTTACCTCCTACAGTTTTATCTGTATTTTGTGACAGTTATTTCTGTTTGTCAATTACAGTTTTAACTGTGAATATCAAGGCATACATTGAGAGGGATTTATGAGCCTTGCAGATCGCGTAAAGCAAAAGAGAATTGAGCTCGGTCTAACGCAGACCGAGGCAGCGTTGAATGCCGGAATAACTCAGCAGTCATGGCAGAGCATTGAAAAGGGAGACACCAGAAAACCGCGTAACATTATTGGCATAGCTAAGGCGCTAAAGTGCGATCCTGACTGGCTAATGAATGGCGGAGCCTTTATGCCTATTGCTGAAGTTAGCAGCAAGAAGGTGCCTCTCATAAGCTATGTCCAGGCAGGGGCTCTCGCAGAAAAAAATCCCATTGAGGCATTTGATGGGAGTTTTGAGTACATCCTTACAGACAACGAAGTTTCTGATTTTACTTTTGCTTTACGCATCGAAGGCGATTCGATGGAGCCAGACTTCAAGGCTGGAGATGTGATCATTGTAGACCCCGAAGTTGAGCCAACCCCCGGAGAGTTTGTTGTGGCCAAGAACGGTGGGGCTCAAGCGACCTTTAAAAAATATCGGCCTACTTACACGGATCACCTGGGCTGCCAGCATTTCGAGCTTGTGCCATTGAATGATGACTACCCGATTATCAGTAGCGATCATCAACCACTAACAATCATCGGCGTGATGATTGAACACAGAATCTATCGAAGAAAGCGCTAACCCCCCCCCCCTCTCAGAATAGAACCGGCGTATGCCGGTTTTTTTACGCCCCATCAAAATAAATCACCTTTCATTACAGTTAGATATGTAATCAATGACAAAAAATACAGTTTTGTCTGTTGACGAAAATACAGTTTTATCTGTAAATTTAAGCCATCCAAACAACACCGGCAACGCCGGGGTGAAGTCAAAACGTCCCGTTAGCCGCGATAAGGCAAAGGTGAAGAGATGACATCAGTAAGATTGACGAATGCTTTACGTGAACAGATTGCCAAAAACGCACTGGCAAAATCAGGGGTTATCACCGCTATTGAAGCCCTTGACCTTAAACGCCAGGAAGTTGCAAGAGATGCTCGAATCGCCGCTTTTGGCGGCAAAGAGCAGGCCGACAAGGTCGATAAGCAATATGAAAAGCTTGAGAAATTAGAGGCAGAGCTTCGCAGTGCTGGCGCTTCGCTTCACATTTCCGGCAATCCGCAAAGCTCAATCAACATTGCAATTTCCGGTCGTCGTCTTGGCTGGTGCTCATACGGAAGAACCAGCGAAGGAAAAGAAATTTTCCTGGTTACTCCGAATCGCGATCTGTGTCTCTTTGGCGCTGAGCATGAGATTACAAAGCGTTTCGATTCTCTTATCGACGAAGAGCAAAAGCTCAACGCCAGGAAAAAAGAAATCGAGGCGACTGTTTGGGCAGCACTCAAATCCGTAACTACGCTGAGTCGCCTTGTAGAAGTGTGGCCGGAAAGCAAAGAGCTTATCCCTGAAACCATAAACAGCGCCAAGGCTGCCTTGCCTGCATTAAAGGTAGAAGACCTTAACCGATTAATAGGTCTCCCCACAGAATCGGCAGAAGTATAGCTCAGTGTTTAACGCAAAGGAGTAGCAAATGATCCGCGAAGAAGACAAGCCTGCATGGCGTAATTTTTGGTTAAAGGTCGTTCCGTTTTTGGTTGCTGTCCTTTTTTTTAGCTTCGCATGCTGGGGTGGAAAATGAGCAAACAAGGCATTCGTTCACTGATTTACTGCCTGCTGATCTGCGGCGTTATCTGGACAGCGTTGATTATCAAAATTCTGCACGTTACGGGGGTGTTCAATGGCTAACTCAATTCCTAACAACGGACGCGCCGTGATGATGCGCAATCGCCGCACCGGCGCCGCCTGGCTGGTCAGCTTCGACTACCGCGACGGCAGCTACTGGCATGAGCCGCAGGGTAATCTGCGCCACATCCGCCGGCCATACGCTTCACGCAGCATTGAGCCGAACCTGGTTCCAGCCGGGACGCATTAACCGCGCATATCAGCGCACGAATTTAACTGAGCTATCAGGCAGCCAATACGGTGCCGGGATTCTTACAACCAAATTTCAGGAGCGAGCTATGAACGCATACCGCGCATACGACGTGATCGAAGAGCGTAAGTGGGCCGAGCAAACGCTCACCGAAGAGAAGCAAAAGTGGGTTGACGATCGGGCGCAGGAAATTATCGACGCGCTGCCGAAAGAGCCGTCAGGCCTGTTCCGCTTCTCTGTGCCGATGGACAAAAGCCCATACGAAGGCCTCCGCAGCGATTCCGCCGGAGAGGCATATAACGATTTCATTTCGGCAGTTGCTTACGCCCAGGCGGAATACGACTGGGATCACCGCACCGGCTGCCCGTTTTAACTTTGGGGAATAGCAATGGCTAACGAACTTGTGATTACAGCCAGCTCTCTTGCTGAGCGAGGCATTGACTGCGCTACCTGGAGCGCTCTCAAGAACAGTATTTATCCTGGCGCCAAGGATGAGTCAGTGATGATGGCGCTGGACTACTGCCGGGCCAGAAACCTCGATCCGCTTCTGAAGCCCGTTCATCTGGTGCCAATGAGCGTTAAGGACTCGAAGTCGGGTAAAAGCGAGTGGCGCGATGTGGTTATGCCGGGCATCGGGCTTTATCGGATTCAGGCCGATCGCTCCGGTGATTACGCTGGCGCAAAAGAACCAGAGTTCGGCCCGGACGTCACTCTGACGCTTACCGGTATTGAGGTGACCGTACCTCAATGGTGCAAGTACACAGTCAGCAAGCGCATGCCGAGCGGGGAGATCGTCGAATTCAGCGCGAAAGAATACTGGGTTGAGAACTATGCCACCGCCGGCCGCGACACTACTGCGCCAAACGCAATGTGGAAAAAGCGCCCTTATGGCCAGCTGGCGAAGTGTGCCGAGGCTCAGGCTCTGCGTAAGGCGTGGCCTGAAATTGGCCAGCAGCCCACTGCCGAAGAGATGGAAGGTAAAACGCTGGAAGTGGATGCGCGTGACGTGACGCCGCGCAGCACTACAGAGGCGCTCCCCCTGGTGGCCAGTGAGGAAACGCTGCAGGCAATTACTGACCTCCTGACGTCCCTGAATAAGGACTGGGATCAGGACTTCTTGCCTCTGTGCAGCAACATCTTCAAGCGTGACATTTTCCAGGCATCACAGCTCACCGAAGAAGAAGCGCAGAAAGGCTTTAGCTTCCTCCAGAAAAAAGCGCAGGTGGCAGCATGACACCAGAAATTATCCTTGCACGCACTGACATTGACGTTACCCGAGTTGAACAGGGAGACGAATCCTGGCACCGCTTACGCCTTGGCGTGATCACTGCCTCGGAAATTCACAACGTCATTTCGAAGCCGAGATCAGGCACCAAGTGGACTGACATGAAAATGTCTTATTTCCACACGCTGCTCGCAGAGGTTTGCACCGGCTCAGCGCCGGAAGTTAACGCCAAGGCGCTGGCCTGGGGGAAACAGTATGAGGCCGACGCTCGCACCCTGTTTGAGTTCACCACCGACGTGAAGGTAACCGAATCGCCGATCCTTTTCCGTGACGAAGGTATGCGCACCGCCTGCTCACCAGACGGCCTGTGCAGTGATGGCCGCGGCCTTGAGCTGAAGTGCCCTTTCACCTCTCGCGACTTCATGAAATTCCGGCTTGGCGGCTTCGAGGCTATCAAATCCGCCTACATGGCCCAGGTGCAATTCAGCATGTGGGTAACCGGGAAGGATGCCTGGTATTTCGCGAATTATGACCCTCGCATGAAGCGGGAAGGCATTCACCACGTGGTTGTTGAGCGCGACGACAAATACATGTCCGACTTCAACGAAATGGTGCCGGAGTTCATCAGCAAGATGGATGAATCGCTGTCGGAGATCGGTTTCATCTTCGGGGAGCAGTGGAAATGAAGCATTACCGCGACGCCATAACCGTAGGAAGAGTGAAGTGTCTGTACTCCGTCCTTCATCGTGGTTGGCTAATGCCATCTGGTGAAGTGGTAAGAAACCCGTTAAAGGCTCAGAGGCTGGCTGAAGAGCTGGACACGAAAAGAGGTGCGAAATGAACCGCTACTCACTTATCTATGCTGACCCGGCCTGGTCTTACGGGAACACGATCAGCAACGGCGCCGCCGTCGATCACTACCCCACCATGAGCTTGCTCGATATGAAGCGGCTCCCGGTGTGGGAGCTCGCCGCGGATAACGCTGTGCTGGCAATGTGGTACACCGGCACCCACAACCAGGAGGCGATGGAGCTGGCCGAGGCCTGGGGATTTACGGTGCGCACCATGAAGGGCTTCACCTGGGTGAAGCTGAACCAATTGGCCGAACTGCGCATTACCAAGGCCCTGGCAGAAGGAGAGGTTGCCGACTTTTACGACTTCCTCGACCTGCTGAATGCAGAGACGCGCATGAACGGTGGCAACCATACCCGCGCCAATACCGAAGACGTGCTGATCGCCACCCGCGGCGCCGGTCTGGAACGCAAGCACGCCGGCATTAAGCAGGTGGTCTATAGCCCTCTCGGTGCACACAGCGAGAAACCGTGGGAAGTTCGGCACCGCCTGGAACTGCTCTACGGCGACGTGCCGCGGATTGAGCTGTTCAGTCGCAGCACAGCACCAGGCTGGAGCCACTGGGGAAACCAGTGCGTCTCTTCCGTTGAGCTGATACCCGGCTGCGCCATCGACGTAGTGAAGACGGATGCAGCATGAGCAAGGGAACCATTATCTGCCTGTGCGATATCACTGGCGTCATGGCTGATCCATGGGTCGAAGCAGGTTATCGCGCCGTCCTGGTGGACCCGCAGCACCCTGAGACCTCGATCGACGGTCCTATTGAGCGCATATCGGCAACCATCCTTGAGGCGATGCCGCGGCTATCTCAGATCATCCGCACTGAGAACGTCGTCATCGTCATCGGCTTCCCGCCATGCACGGACGTGGCTGTTTCCGGGTCCCGCTGGTTTGAGTCCAAGCGCGCCAAAGACCCGCATTTCCAGGGCAAGGCCGCGCTGGTCGCTGAGCAATGTCGGATGGTTGGCTTGGCGGCCGGCTGCCCGTGGGCATTCGAAAACCCGGTGAGCGTGTTCAGTAGCATCTTCGGCTCGGCCGATTACACTTTCCATCCGTACCAGTTCACTGGGCTGTGCGCGGATGACAACTACACAAAGCAGACCTGTCTCTGGACGGGTAATGGCTTCGTCGCGCCCACAGAGAACACTAACCCGATGGTCTCCGCCGCGATTGAGCGCGTGAAGCAGCACTTTGGCCGGATGGTGTCGAAGAAAAAGGCGCTGGAGGTGTTCAACTTCCATGGCGAGAACCTCATCGCTGACTGGTATCCGGACAACCGCATTCACGAATGCCCGCCCAGCGACGAGCGCGCCAACATTCGCAGCGCTACTCCCCTGGGATTTGCAAAGGCGGTTTTCCTTTCGAATGCACCCCACCTCAATAAGAAACGGGAGGCAGCATGACGCCTGAAGAAAAAGAAAACGCTCTCCGCGCCCAGGCTCGTCGCTGCGCAGAAGAGATAACCAAAGCGATGAGCGTAAAGCCTAAACCGAAGTGGAACGCTGTATGCCCCCCCATCCTTCGCAAGCACTACGAGAAGGTAAAGCCGATGGGTGTCAGCCTGGTGAAATTTGTCAGTGTTATTGGTCGGCTTAGCGGCCGCTATGGAGTGGAATCATGAAGGTAGAAAAAAGCGATGTTCTGGCATTTACCATTTCCGATGTTGAACGCCTCGACCCTGTCAGGGTGATGATTGAAAACTACGAGCCAGGGAAGGGCCGCATCACTGTAACCTGCTTCGGAAAGGCGTGGACCGGTGCCTGGTTTGCTATGGGCGGAGACACCGTTCAGGAGTTCATTAAGCGTGTCAGCAATGACTACCTTATCGGCTATTTCGACCCGCAACTGCAAAGCACAGTTGATGATGATAACGACGCCAACCTTGAATTCGTAAAGGGTGAAATCATCAAACTCAGGCGTCAGCAGGAAATCGATGCTGATGAAGCCAGGGAAATGTGGGAGGAAGCAGAGGGTGCTGAGGATGTAAAGGTGAACTGCTGCGATCGCCGTATCGGTGAAAAGTTGTCAGGGCTGCTTGGTGATGAGCCGTGGTATGCAAAATGGCCGGAAGTGCCAAACCACAATTATCAATATCTGGACCGCATCATTGAAGCGGTACGTGGCGGGCTCTCAGAACTGGAGCGTGCAGCATGAGCGCAGAACTCATCGATCAGGCCAACGAGCTGGCAGAGCTCCGGCTGGAAATGACCATCCAGAACATGCGCATCAACCATGCGGCGGTTTCAGCTACTCACTGCCGCGACTGCGGGGAAGAGATACCGGCTCGGCGCCGGGAACTGGTGGCGGGCTGTCAGCGCTGCGCTGATTGCCAGGAAGAGTTTGAAGAACGTGGTAAGCATTTGGCTGTAACGAGAGGTGGAAGATGAAACATGAGATGCAACCCGATAGCCTTGTTGATTTGAAGTTTATCATGGCCGATACTGGCTTCAGCAAAAGCTTCATCTATAAACGAATCAAAGCAGGAGACCTGGCAAAAAGCAGGGTTATACACGGTCGGGCAAGATGGCTATTTAGCGAGCACTGCGATTTCAAAAAAAGGCTCCTGTCCCGCTCCGATGGGTAA